ATTTAATGTACCAACAAACTTAGTGTTTGTAGGTGCTTCGAATGTACCTTCTGTTGTACGTGCAAATGCTGAAGTTGTAGCTGACTGTAGAACAGTCAATGCTGCTGAAGAAACAACTGCCCAGTTACCTGCACCACGACGAGTACGTTGTGCGATTAGGTTAGCAACACGATTGATTAGAACAGCTAGAGCAGCGTGTTCGTCACCAACGTAAGTAGCAGTACCTGATACTGTAGCTTGGTTGTATGTGAACTCTGTTGATGCAAGAGTACGTAGGCTTAACAAGATTTCCTGATCAATTTCAGCGGTGATTTCTTGTGCTAGAGCAGCCATAATTTCTGCTTCAACATCAATACCATGCTGACTTTGTGCATCTTGTGCAGCTTCAAATGTCCAACGAGCTTGTAGCTTACGTGACTTAGCTTCAACTGCCTGACGTAGAATTTGAACGCTGATCTGACGACCGCCGTTACCTTCCATCGCAGCAGTATCGTTAGCAGTATAGCTAGTTACTGTTGGGTTAGCAGCGCCACCTGGTGTACGTGAGTACGCCTGAGCGATCTTGAATGGGCTTAATGCTTCTTCACCTGCTGTTACACTTGTTTGTGCTGCGCTGTTATCAGTCAATGACTGAGCATAACGTACACGTAGTGTATGAATCTGACCAACTGGACCAGTCATTGGCTGAACACCGACTAATTCGTTAGCGATAACAGTAGGCATAACACGACGGATAACCGGTAGAATTACACGGTTAAGAGTAGCGATATTACCTGCTGTTGTTGTACCAGCTGAACTTTCAGATAGTAACTGTTTGCGAGTATTTTCTAATAAAACACCCATAGTTGAACGACGATTTCCTTTTAAGCCTTCCATCAGAGCTTCTTTGGCTTCGTCCCAACGGCTTTCTAAGAGTACTTGTGACATAATTATATTTCTCCTAATCTAATGTCTTTTTATTTTAAAGCCCTGCCAAACGCTTAATATCGATTACATTGTCACGATGTGACTCATCATCAACTTTTGGTTTGATTGCAGCTTTATCTCCAGTTACTTCTTTTACTGATTCATTAATCATAGCCTTTTTAGTAACAGGCTTTTCTGATCCAGTATTGAGTACTGCTGGAAGATACTTGTCAAAAGCGTTCTGCAGACGTGGTGTCTGTACGCTTTCCAATAAGTTCTTCATTAAACCTGCTTTCTCCTCATTTAGAGTTGATAGCAATTCACCCATGATCTTATTGCGCTCATTGGATTCTTTAATAACACGAACTTCTTGTTCCTTACTTTCAATTAAGACTTTCGCCTTATTGATTCTTTCGGCGGATTCTGCCAATTGACGATCTTTTTCTTCTAGCATTGATAGTAAACTACGTGTGTCAGCCTTCTCATTGAGATGTGTTGAACTGTACTCACTAGCATATGCTTCAAAAATCTTACGACCAAAATTGTTTTCACGTGCAATTTTGATATCTTCTTTCAATTGACCTAACTCACCCTTGAGGTGATTAGTAACAGCGGAATTTAAACGCTTAGAACTTTCTGTAACAAATTTGTTCTTCAGTAATTCTAATTGTTTGCGTCCTTCAGCAACTAACTTAACCTTTGCTTCAACTACAGCTTGTTTGTCTTGCGCAAATTCTTTTATTTCACGTGCTAAGGCGTGAACAACAAATTGCTCAAGTTTTTCTTGACCTTCTAACTGTAGTTTACGATCATTACGTAATTCTTTGATTTCTTCTGCTAACTTAGTAACCATAAAGTCATTAAATTTTGCAGCATTTTCACGTAACTTGATCTGTGCTTTTACGCGGTCTTCGTTCATTGCTTGTCTTTCGGAATAGAATTCTTGAATCTCTTCCTCTAGATTTGCAGTTACCATTTTATCAAGGGCTTCCACCATTACATTCTTATCATGCTCATATCTTTGTGCGAATTCTTCGTGTAATTCTGCACGTACTTGCTCACGAGCCTCATTCAACTTAGATTCCCATGCCTCATTAATTGCTTGGCTGGTTTCTTCATTGATAATTCCGCTCTCAAGTAATGGTTTAATAGCATCAAACATGCTTGATTCCCCTTATAGCTTGAGGTCCTTGATAAGACGAACCACTTCGTCTTTCAGGTATCTCTGTACTTTTTTGTCGTTTTGTGCATCTTTTGCAATACCAAGTAACTTATGACCATGCTTCATATTCATCATGCCTTCATAAATTGCTTTTGGGTATGCATTAGGAGCACTAGGCTGTGCGACAATATCCACAGTGACTATTTCAAAGTCACTAACCTTACCAGTAGCATCATCAACGTTTCCGCTTCCTCTACTACTAACACCTAGTTTTACACCACTCTCTAACATCGTTGAAACAAGTTGTCCCATTGGAGTAGGTAATATTTTTAACTTGCCAAAACCATTAGGACCATCCATCCACATGTTTGTTATCATGTGACTTACACGGTCTAGATTGATTTTTAAATCGTCTGGATGGTCAACTTCACCTAAAACACTGTTACCATTCATAATTTGCTCATTGAGTTGTTCAACTGCTGACTCAATTTGATCGACTGGGTAAACACGCTCATTGGCGTTTTTTACTCCACCTTGAATAAAGACGCCTTTCATATAAAGGTTCTTTTTGTCCCCATCTGAGATACTTTCGACCACGATGTTAGCGCGGTCGAAGGTCAGATTTTCTCTAAGATACAAAGCCATTTGCTTTAGAGTTCCTTATTTCTTAATAATCTTTTTTACAGACTTCTTGCTCTCACCTAGTGGACTCTTAGTATTTGATCCATTATCTCCATGTTTTGGGCTAGGAGCTTTTTCTAAGTTCATGCCTTTCTGTGATGGACGATTCTTCCACTGTGATGCATGTTCTACATCTTTAGTGTCAGGACTTGCTAATCCACCTTTTGTTCCACCTGTTGAGCTTTCGCCACTGAAGTTAACTGGCTTAGCACCTGTTTGTGTAACTTTTGGCTTTGTTAGTGTTGGGCTCTTTGACTGTGCACCATTATCACCACCAATTTTGCTGTCATACAAACCTGGTACTTTTGTTAATTGTACAGATTCTTCTAGGCTTTCTTCTACTGATTCTTCATCATCTTCTTCTGATTCGGTAACGTCTTCTTCGTCATCATCACTATGACGAGCTTCCATCATATCTTCATCGTCCATGTCGCCCATGTCGTCACCCATATCGCCCATGTCGTCACCCATGTCGTCATCGTGACCCATAATTTCTTCAAACTCAGCCATCAACTGATCAAGTTTATCTTCGAGGTCAACGACACGATCTTCTAAATCTTCTGATTCATCTTCATCGCCAAAACCTTCTTCGTCATCTATTTCGATGTCGGCAAATTCATCCTCTTCTTCGCTCATACCTTCTTCATCAGACATTACATCTGATTCAATTTCATCTAGTAGACCGCCGGACATATCTTCTGCCATTGCTTCTTCGTCCATTATTGACTCATATATTTCTCTTGATTTTTCAACCACTATATCGTGAAATAATGCACGTGCTTGTTCTTCATTCTCATTGATAATTAACTCAATAAGTTGTTCAAATTTTCTGTTATCCATTGTAAATTTCTCCTTTAGAAATGGCTTTGTAATAGTTATTTATTGGGTATATAAAAAAACAGCACAAAATGTGCTATTTTTTTACGTTTTTTTGTAGAATATAGAATTTTAGGCTGGGGGAGGTGCTGCTGGTTTATACTGCTTTCTAACTTTTTCTAAATTTTTTGCCTTTTCAAAATTTCTAACATCAAGCATTTTACGTAATTTTCTAATTTGACGTAATGTTAGTTTTGTTTTACGGCTTTCTTTCCATTTAGGTTTACTGTTATCAGATTCAGTGTCTTGATAACCGGGTACCGCTGGATTGAACATTTCAAAAAGTTTCATAATATAATATTTATCTTACATCGCTGGGGCCGGAGCCGCTGCAGCTGGGACTCCGCCACCGGGCATTGCTTGAGGACCTGCGACACCAGGTGCTACCTCAGGTGGAGGCATACCTTCTTCTCCCTCCATACCTTCTGCTGTTTCTAAATCAGTATCAATGTCACCTGCACTTATTCCAATACTACGTAGATCACTGCCTTTTGCATCGTCTGTGACTTCGGATTCACGTTCCTCTTCCCACATGCGTTCATTTTCTGTAATCTCTTCCTCAGTTAATCCTAAGAATCTTTGTAATGCAAAACGTTTACTTATATAGGGAAAGGCTTCCATCGTTGAGAAAGTAGCAACACGATCTTTGTCTAACTCACTTTGACGATATGCTGCAAAGTTTTGTGGAGCATTAAACTTAATGTTGAATAATCCACTATCAATATTAAATCCTCTCCAACGCAAAAATAACTTAAACTCATCGTCTAGTTTTTGAGCGATATAGTTCTGTAATCTCTCACAATATTGATTGAAGCGGAACTCTTGTATCATTGCTGTTCCAACACGACCGTCATTTAATGGTACTTGACCATCATCAGGTCCAGTTGGTAAATAGCTACTAGGCACACGCAATCCACGTGCTAATCTATTATTAAAATACTTTAAATCGTCAATTTCACCTAAGTTTTGTCCGCCCTGTAGCATCTCTACGGTGCTACCTCTACCGTCAGCAGTAGTTGGAAAGAAATAATCTTCATTAATACTTAATGGATTATACGTAGCATCTAACACGCTAGAACCACCCTGAGAAGTAGGTATTCTGCGCTGATGGATCTCATTTTTTACACGGTCAACGAATGCCATAGCCATATGACTTGGCATGTTTCCAACGTCAATTTTAAACACTCTACGTTCGGGCGCACGACTAACACGATAGATTAATATAGCATCTTCTAACAATTCTTTTTGTTTGTAAACTTTGAAAATACTCTCTAAAATACTCTGCCCAAACGGCCAATATCTATCTAATCCCTCTGTCAAACTTAGATGAACCACATGTTTAGCATCTATTGCTGCTTCATTTTGTCCTAAACTAAATCTGCTTCCTGTAGTACCGTAAGGTTCGTTTGGTACTGTATAGCTGTATGGTGCACTATATCCTGCTGTTGGTGGTTGGGCCTGAAAGTCTGTGGTAGTTTTTGCTGCTATTGTTAAGTTTTGCAAGTTAACGTTTATATCCTTAACTACATATTGTTCAGGTAACTTACCTTCACTTTCATTCACAATAACTTTACCTACTTTTGTTGCATCTACCCAGTAAAGTTTAAAGTTTTCTGGATCACGTATAAAGAATTGATCTCCGTACTTGATTGTATTTCTAAAAATTTTAAATATTCTATTGTCAAAATCATTGAGTTTACACCATTGCTGTAACTGCTTTTTTAATAATTCTACTTCGTGAGGAGTTGGATCTTCTTTAAATTCTAGACTAAAAGGTGTATTATTATGTTCATTCCTCTGTGTGCTAAACTCTGCAATGATGTCCAAACAAGCATTAATTTCAGCGTCTACATCCATCATTTCATATTGGTTATAACGCTCTACACGATTTGGGTGACCAGTATAGACTTCAGGAAGTCTACTCATGTAATTTTTGTAACCAAACTCTGCGTTATTCCAGCCGCCAGTTTGCTCATTGTTATAGCCAGGTCCGTTCCAAGCGCCACTATTACTGTTGTTACCTGAAATAGGACTGAGTTGACCTGTAGTGTTTACAGTAGAAAAACGTTTTTTATATGCCATGATTAGTATTTAGTATTAATTGCTCATGTACAGTTTAATATCACTGTAAATGCTATTACTTTCTGATATTTTGCGGGTAAGAGTATCTATTTTATCAAGTAAAACAGTAGCAAGTTCGTCTGATTTTGGTTTTACAGGAGCTGAAGGAGTACGAATATTTGGTTTTGTGATAGTGCTTCTAATGTTTGAAAAATCATTCATGTTTCCAGACTGCTTTAATTCTATAGGAATAGCACCATTAAAGGGTATTTTTGCCTCTGTTCCGTGCATATCAATCCAGTCTCCGCCCTGAAAAATGCCACCCATTCTTGCTTTTGGCATTACATGTACAGGGTCGTCTGCTATAGGATAATGTCTGCGTAAGTTATACTCATCAAGTAATCCATTTTTTTCTAACCAATCTAATTGATCCTGATTTATATCAACTGCTGTACCTCTCCCATGACCACCAGGCGATTTTGCTGGCATATACAACCAACCATACTTACTAGTTTTAACTTTAGGGTTTGGATTTGTTTCGTGTGGGTAACGTCCACCTGCGGCACGCCACTCATTGTACATATCTAATTGTTCTTCATCTGAACGATATGAGCTGGTAACATGTAATTTTTGTCCAGTTAACTCAAAGTATTTTTGAGCCATTGATAATACTTTTTGTTGAAAATCAGGTTTAACTTGGGTCCAACGTTCGTAATCAGAACCCTTACCATCAATGTAAGTTTTGTATGCTGTTGTTTTCCTTGTTTCTGCACGGTCACTTTCTGCTTTTTGACCTTCAGCAACTTTCTTACGTTTGATTAAATCTTCACGTTTTGTTTGTAATTCGTCAGATGTTTGTCCAAATTTTTCTTTTTCTTCTTTTTTACTAGTCTGTATAGTTTCTTGATATTTTCTTATATCTGATTCTGTCGTTGTTAATTCTTCGGTTAATCTAGCTTTATCTGCAGGTGACTGTGAAATTTTAGACTGAAGTTGTTTTTGTTTTTGTATAGCAGCCTGTAACTTTCTGTCATTTTCTTTTTGAAAATTAGCAAATGATTCTTGTTTTTTAATTTGAAGGTCTGTTTCATTAATAGATTTGTTTAAATTTTGAATGTAACTTTTAATCTGTGATGTGTCACCTAACGCCACTAATGCTTCATCAATTTTGCTACTATCTAAGCCCAACATCCAAGCACCTAATCTGATAGTACCAATAGCGGTTTGTTTAACAAAATCTGCTAATTTTCTTAAGGTTCCATTTACCGGTTCTTGTATTAGTGCAACAAGTTTGTCTTTTGCTATACCTGAGCTTTGAGCCAACTCAAAACTTGCAATTTGCACATCTTTTAATGCATCGTTGACCTTTTCTCCATTTTTTTGTCCTTTCTTATAAGCTTCTATTTCTGCATTAATGTCTTGTAAACTTCTAATACTTTCTAATTTGTCGGCACCTTCTAACACTTGAATACTAGTGAGAGTTTTAGTTTGAAAATCTGTACTTTGTATTAATGATCTTCTATTTTGTTTTTCAAATTCTTTAGCAGATTTTCCAATTAATTGATTAAACTCTAGAGTTGTAATTCTTCCTGCATCCAAATCTGCTTTATATTGAAATATTTTCCCCTTAGTTTGCGCTAATAATGCCTCTCCCTCTTTAGTAGTTGCAGTACCAGTTGCAAGAAAATCTCTTACCGCTTTTGCCATTTCAGGCCCAAAGAATGTTTTTGAAATAGCTTCAGCCTGTGAATATCTGTCTGCTATAATTTTACCTTGCGCTGTTTTTCTTAGTTGAAGTAATCTTGTTCCAAATGCTGCATCTCTTGCCTGCTCCGCAATTCTAGCCGATATTTCTGTAACACTATCACCAGTTAATCTTGATAAACCAACAAGTGAAGTTACATAAGCTCGGCTTTCATCTCTCATTTTTTCATCATTTTTTGCATACCTTGATCCTAAGTTTTGTGACATTGATACATAGTCAGCCTGTAAAGTTACTAAATCATTTTGGCTAACTCCTAACCTCATGAATTCACTAACTACACCATCACCTGTTCTTACAATTTTACTGAATTCTTTTGCTCCTGAATTAGATGTTTCTCCTAATCCAGTTAATTTAGTTCCTAATTTTTCGTATGATTTAATTAAACCCGCATTATTTTTTGACCAAAATCCTGCTTCATTAATTATTTTCGTTAACCCTTCTACACTTGTTCCTACTCCTATTCCAAATTTTGAAACAGTATCAAATGCTTGAACTTGTGCATCATTGCTTTCAAGAACCGCCGTAACTAGTCCTTTAGCTGATGCAATTAAAGTTTCTACTGCGAATCTTGTGCCGGGTAACTTTTCAAGTGAAAATATTGCTGTTCGTTTTAAAAATTTTGTTGAATCATCAACAGATTTTGTCCATTTTGTAAATGATGCATCACTTGATAACAATGCTGTAGTTGTTGCTCCTATGGTATCTTTTAAACTAGAAAGTGCGCTGTCCAGTCCACGTGCAGAATTTCCCACAGAACTTACTGCATTATTGTATCTCTTAAGCGCAGAGGTAATTTCTTGTACTGAATCTGATGCGTTATCTGCCATAAATTATCTCTTTAGGTATACCAACATATCATTTTGTAATTGATTATTTTTTGAAATGTTATCTAACAGTGTGTCCATTTTACTTGCTACTAAGTTGATAATTCCACTTTTATCATCATTAGCAGTTTGATTAAAACTCACGGTGTTTGTTTGATTTATATTATTGACCATTGATGCTGCATATCCACTAAGTAAACTAGCTATATCATCAGACTGAGATAATGGATTTTTTCGTTTACTTAATAGCTCGCTAGGTAGATTTTTAAAACTAACTGGTATGCTTTTGCCATCTGGTAACGGTACAACTGCTTGAAGGTCATCATTTAAAAATCCATTATATCCCTCAGTAGGCCCTGATGATATACCAAAATTTAAATTATTGGTTGTTGAAAAATCTCCACCACCTGTTCCATTAGCACTGCCACTTGTTGAAACTGGTGGAGAAAGATTAGGTCTATCACTACCTGTTAATGCCTTTAACCGTTTTTTAAGTGCATCTATTTCTTTTTCTTGTAATTTTATTTGTTGATCAACATATGCCTTTTTTACTACGTCTGCTGGTTTACTTAAATCAATACCCAGTGCTTCTAATTTTGTAGTCTGCTCTTTATCTTTTTGCAAATCAACAAGCCTGCCCTGCTTCTCTAATAAAATTTTATTAAGTTCACCGGCGTCTTTAAACATATACGGAAAGTCTGCATCTACAACACCTAAATGAGAAAGTGTTGACATCAAACCTTGGGTTAGTTGATCTAAACCTTTTAACATATACGTAAAAGCTGGATTTACATAATCCGCAATTAATTTTACTAGTGTTTGAAATGCAGTTTGTACTTCAAGTTGTGTTTCAATAAGCTTAATTTGTGTTTCTTTGATTCCACCTTCTTTTGGAACCATTTGAGATTCAGTTTGTCGCTTTATATTTTTTTCACGTTCAGAGTTAAATTCTTTAGAATTTGAGGCGTTTCGTTCAGCACTTACTTTGGCCTTGTCAGCCATTTCTTTGTTCATTATAACCATTTCACTACTAGTTTCATTAAATCTATTATTTGCTTCCCTATACCTTTTGTTAAATTCGTTTATATCAATTGTACCTTCTTTATACTGTTTCATCCACTTATATATTGAATCACCTGCTACCAAACGCATAGCTTGAGCTTCATCACTTTGTGCTGCAGGACCACGTGCAAATAGATCCATAAAACCTTTTTTGGTATCTTCACCAAATGCTTCATCAACTTGAGTTAATCCAGCTAATATTCTAGTTCTAACTTCTTCCTCATCCTTACCTGATTTTTTAGCCTCTTCCCTTATAGACATATTAAAGGCATAATCTTTTAGAGCTTCCTGTTGTTTTGCTTTAATTGCTTCAGGAGTTTGACCCGTTAATGCAGCTAACTCCATAAGTTGTTTGCTATAGTTAAGACTGCGTTCTCTTAATTGAGTTAAATCTTTAGTTCGTATGCCTCCAAGTTTAATTTGCTGTTTAATATAATCAGCTTGATTTTGTGTTATTTCTTTTTGAGAGTAACCTAACCGTATATAAGCTGCTCTTTGTTCTTTGCTTATTGTGGCAATATCAAAAAAAGTTTTGATTCCCTGCCCTGCAGTAGATCCTAATCCAGTTAAATCAGTACCTAACCCAGTAGTAATTGACACTAGATCAGTTAATTGATCTCCTAAATACCCTGTGTTTTTAGTAATATCAAATAAGCTATCTGCTGTTCCCTCACCAGCGTAACCAAATTTAGCTAATGTATCATATGCACTTAAGTACTGATCATTTTGTTTAAAAACAGACCCAACTAAATCACCAACTACTTCTGTTACAGCACCTAATGCCTTTCCAAGAGTACCAAAATTTGCAAAAATGCCACCAAGTCCTCCGGTGACTTGAGTAACTGTTTGATTATATTTGTTAAAAGTAACTTCACTGGATGAGATTGCCCTATTGAAGGATACTACCCCACCCTGTATTTGTTTCATTGCAAAACTAGTATTAGAGATACTTTCTGCAGTCATCCCTAATGATTTGCCAACCCTTTCAAAAATGCCGGCACTGGCGTTACTCTGCGCGGATAATTTATCCGCAGCGTCCGATAATCTTGCAAGTTCTGCTCTTAGTTGTGCGTCATCCAAAGAATAATTCCTCCACAAAGAATGGTTCTAAATATCATGTTAGTATTTAGTTTACTAAAAATCACACTTTTGGAGAAAGTATGTCAATAGAAAACAACCCGTTAAAACAGTATTTCCGTAGACCAAGCATTTATTTGAAACTCCCAAGCAAGGGAGTAGATTATACCCCAGATATCATTTCGATCCCTGACAACGGAGAAATACCAATTTATCCAATGACTGCTATTGATGAAATTACTAGCAAAACCCCTGATAGTTTGTATAATGGAACTGCTGTAGCTGATATTATCAGAAGTTGTGTCCCTGCAATACGTGACCCATGGAAAATCAGTAGTACTGACTTAGATGCAATTCTTGTTGCTATTCGTATCGCTACTAACGGAAATGACATGGATATTGAGACACATTGCCCAAAATGTGATGAAGATTTCAAATATGGTATTAACCTATCTTTTATCCTTAACAACTTTGTAGCAGGAGATTATAGCAATCCAATAACTATGGGCGACTTACAAGTTAAGTTTAGGCCATTAAATTATAAAGAATTGACAGAAAATGCGATAAGACAGTTTGAAATACAAAAAGCATTAACCATGATTACCAATATGGAGGATACTCCTGAACGTGATAAAAAATCAAGTGACCTGTACAAAACCATAGCGTTAAGTACTTTAGATATTATTGCAAGTACAATAGCATCCATATCAAGCACTGAGTTTACAGTAACCGAAAAGGCGTATATTTTAGATTTCCTACAAAATGCAGACAAAAGAGTTGTTGAGAAGATCAAAGAGAAAAGCCTTAGCCTTAGAGAAACTACACAGATGAAACCATTACAAGTTAAATGTTCTGGCTGTAGTCATGAGTATGATCAAATGTTTACATTAAACGTTAGTGATTTTTTCGTCTAAGGCTTCTATACCTTGACTCCGAAGGTATTGGGAAGCTGATAGACGGAATGGAAAAGGAGTGTAAAGCTATTAAGAAAAATGCACAAAGAATAGCCTGGTATATGCGCGGGTCAGTTAGTTATACTGATGTATTAAATATGAGTCCTACAGAAATAGCTTCATTAAATGAAATCATTGAAGAAAATCTAGAAACAACAAAAAAAACAAACATTCCATTCTTTTAAGATGAACTTCGTTCATCTAATTCCTTCGTTATTCACTCACTTCGTTCGTTCATATACTCGGAATTATTTTGTTTTAGGAAGTATATTGCCGATTAGAAGCCATGGTAGTGCTATTCAGCACTACCAATGGTAAAGGTACTTGCCATGACCGTCATCCATGTTGTCTGTTCCCCACATAACTAGCCCTTTCGCTGCTATGTGCCACCGGTTGCTCTGTAAGGTTTATTGGGACTGTAGTGAGATTATTCATCTCAGCAACGCATGTTACATAGTCGCAAGACAAAGTTAACTATGTACTCATTCAGGGTTCGCTCCACACGATTGCCCTGTCGGTGTTCCCTAGAATCACTTCTAGGCATACTCCAGATCCGTCGGCACAGCACTACCTGTACGTTCTCAAGGAGGACCGACAACTCGGTCGTCTAATTGTTTAAAACTGTTTAAATTTGTATTGTTAAGATTGATTCTTGTGACGTGGTGTCTATTGATTTGCCTGAGTAAGATTTAATGATGTCTTTGTTTTGTGCCATAAATGTGTCAAATTCCATAATGTACCAATCACCAAACTTTTTACTTCCATAAAAGAAAAAGTTATCAGTAATCCAAGTTAGTTGGCATTGAACTGCTACATAGCGACCTATGCGATTAAACTTCATAAACAATATGTTTAAATCACCTGGATCAGCTACAGCTAATAACTGTTCTAACCAACTATCAAGTACTTTATGTTCTCCACTAAGTAACAAATGAAATGAAAAATCGCTGTAGAATTTACATTCTGCATTGAATTTTGGAAAACTCTCGCCGGGTACTATATCACCCTTAAAGCTACGAATTTGTCCTTCATGTAGAATTTGTGTGCGATTTTGATTTTTGCCTCCAATGTAAGCTCCAGATCCAGGTGCACGAATAAAACTTTCGCCGTATAAATCGCTGAGATATTTAGCTATCTCTCGCTCAAATCCAGATCCTTTTGCTTTTTGTGGTGAAGGCATGTTTTTACTTATCATCGTCCTTAGTCTTGTATATTTTTTAATGCTTCTATTGTGTCGTTAAAATTCTTGTGAAGTATACCAATGCCACCAGCGGCTCGCCATTCTTCTATGTTACTTGTTCTGTCATCTATAAGTATATCGCCAATCTGACAATGTTCGTGTTTGTCTTTGCTGTAAGGCCCAAACATAACAGGTATGTTTGGGAAATGTTTCTGTGCCCATAACACCTTATCATAGAATGACCATTGTAAATCATTGTTCTTTGGTACTGCGGTTAAAAAGTAAAAATTATATTTGTTCCACGCAAATTCCCGACAAAAATCTACAAGTTCATCTGCATAGGGCGTCTTATCTAAATCTCTATATAATCTTTCGTTTAGTGCTAATTTATCCCATTTGTCATCAGGATAAATTCCACCGCTTGGTAAAGCACCTATCGCATGAAATGCGTACTTGTCAAAATCGGCTACTACGCCGTCCATATCTAAATATAATGTTGATTTCATTCTACATCCACTGAAGTATTATAACTTGTAAATCCATTTTCTTTAATAACTTTTAGTACACTAGGTACACGTCCTGCTAGTTCTTCACGATGACTTACTAACCAAATTGATTTTTGTCGTCTACGTGACATATCTTTTAGAATTGCAATACTATTCTCAACTCCCATTGTATCAAGACCGCTATCAATTAATTCGTCAATAAACAATGTGTTGATAGGAATATACAAGTTCTCCCACACATCACGAAATGCAAAACTTAATCCTAATATTAATCTATTACGTTCACCACGTGACAAGTTATCAAAATCTAACTCACGACCAAGTTCTGTAATCTCTACACTCAAATCATTTAAGAATACAACTTGATGTGGTAATCCTAACTTGTCTAAGTAATTTGTAAGTCTACCATTTAAATAACTTAGATTTTGATCTATGATCTTTTTGCGAACAAAACTATCCTTACTAGTTAATAAATCTAACAAGAACTTTTGATGTTCCATAATTCTTGTGAGCACATTTATATTATTAAAATCTATTGTTTGTAGTGCTTGATTTTCCATCTCTGTTATTTGTTCAGAATATGGATCAGTCTCTTCCGCTTTCTTTCGTATGATATCCTCAAGATTTGTCATTTTGTTTGCATGTTCAAATGCTTGCTGTTCTGTATCATAGAAACATTTAGGCATTTGTCCTAAATCACCAATGTCTTGTATTTGTCCTAATAGTGTTTCTATTTCTCCACTAGTAGTCAAAACTTGCAATGCTGATTCCTGCAATGCTTTTTCTTTTCCCGCTAAAACTTCTTCGTGTTTTTCATCATGCATGGTTTGTCCACATGCATAACATTCGTGTTTCTTTAGTTTTTCAACTTCTAATTTTAGTTTTTCTAATTGCTTTGATTCTTTTCCTAATGCTAGTTCTGCACTTGAAAGCCATTTCTGTAAATCAGCCTTTTCTTTTACTTTTGTGTTATACACAGCTAGGTCTTTATGCGCTTGCAACTCACTAGCAATGTCTACATCATGCAATTCTAACCATTGAGTCATCAATGCATTTGTATCAGTTTCATTTTTTTGTTTCCAAAGTGTTTGTCTGCGTTTTAATGAATCAATTTGCTCTTTTACTCTTTTGTTGGCTTCTTCAACCGCTTTAATTTTAAATTCTTCTTGTTGTATATTGTCTTTAGAATCTTTTATTAATTGTTTGATTGACTCAGCTTTTTCACTTAGTAACGTAATACCTAATAATTGCTCAATGATATTACGTTGATCATTTGCCTTCATTGCTAAAAAAGGTTCACTATAAGTATTCAATGCAACAATGTGCTTGAACATGTCTAAACTCATGTGTATTACTTTCTCAATGGCTATTTGTGTTTCTTTATTTTCACCTTGAGCATCGTCTTTACTTGTCTGTTCATTATTGGTATAGAAGCGTAGAACATTGGGCTTACGACCACGTTCAATTTTATAGTCAATACCGTTCACACTAAACTCTAGTGTAACCATCATTCCCTTACCATTGGTACGATTGACTAGATTATCTTTGCGAATGTTATTGATTGGACTACCAAATAATGCATAGCATAGTCCCTGTATTAATGTAGTTTTACCTGTACCATTGCGAGCACCATCACCTCCTAAGTCTAAGTTTTCACCTAAAATAAGTGTGAGATCGGTACGATCAAAATTTACTGCTTGAGTAACAGCACCTATGCTTAAAAAATTACGTAGGGTTATATTTTTTAATTGTATCATATGTTTCTATAAATGTCCAACAATAACTTTTTATCATAAAAGTCACTCTCAATTACACTAATTTGGTCTAACACAATTTGATCAACTGATTCAAACTTCAATTCACCAACCGTCACATCATTGTTTAATTGATCAACTTTCATTGGTATTAGTGCCATTTCACGCAATCCATGTTGTGGAATTAATGTTTCACGAATAAAGTTAGCCTCTTCATAACTTATGTCTATATCTAAATGAACTCTTATATGAGAATCTTTTAGTAATAATCCTTCAGGATTTTCTAATATTTCACTTAATTTATAAACACGATATTTAGGTTGACCTGGCCAACTATGAAACTCAGGCTCAGCACCGTACTCAAGTATCATCATACCACGTGCATCGTCACCTGCATCAGCATAGTTATGTGGGAAAGCATTACCTATATACCATACATTGTTACGTGCTTGACGTTTATGAAAATGCCCGGTGAAAACTTTTTCAAAGCCGTTCATGTGTACATCATTAAGTTCACCGTGATCTGGCATTTCAACCATAGCATTCATATAGAATCTAGGCAATTCAAAATGTCCGAATAGATATTTGCCACCTAGTTTTTGTAGTCGCTTCCAATCTTCTTGTACAAGCCAAGGTGCAATTACAACATCCTTTGTTATAAACCAATCATTTACTATTTCAACATTCGGTAAATGTTTAGCCCACTCAACACTATGAATATCCCTACGATCCCTGTAATAAAGATCGTGGTTACCAGGAATAAAATAGACCCTATCAAAGTTGTCATTTAATTTCTCCAATGCTCTAAGACCATATTGCATGGTATGGATATTAATGCTTGCACGATGATGGTTATAATCTCCCAAGAAGAAACAAGTCTCACACCCTTCTTTCTTTGCTTGAGAGATAAACCAATCTACAAACTTTTCACAGTCTTGGTTGTGCTGTAAACTATTTGATTTTAATCCAAAGTGTATATCTGTAAAGACTGCTGCCTTCTTAAATAAATTTGTCATTTAATCATTATAGCAATTAATAAAACGATAAACAATTTAATCGGTTATTCTTCATAAGTGGAAAACCCTTCGCTATGTGTGCGACTCCAACTCGGGTTCAATCCATTGATTTCTAATATGTCATCACGTATATTTTGATTTCGTTTTTCTGAATTTAACACACGACAGAAACTATTTGTAATAGCTGCTGTATAATAGGCAAACGGATTTTGGCTTTTTGCCTCGTTGAAACGCAATCCAACATAAGTTAATTGAAGAATGGCACTGTTACGCATCTCATCATTGTATGTATATCCACGCCAATTAAATTTCATTGCGTATTTTTCACAGAGCATGATGTACATACGTGCTAATTTGTTTGTGATATTTCCGTGATCTTTGTTGAAAGATCCTGTTTTTAAATCTCCCTCCCAATGACTTTTTCCTATGCAATGAAAAGTTTTGTTCTCATCCATACGAAAATGTTGAAATGGTGGAAAGTTCACACGTACATGTACCATGTCATCTACTTCATCTTTTAGAGCTGGATCCTCTAGTTCAGTAAAAACATCATCAGTCGAATCTTCAAACTCAAAAATATCTTTTGCTGATTTTTTCTTTTCAACTTTTCTAGGTTGTTTTGGAGCTACTGGAACATGATCCCATGTCATAACTCTAAACACTAAATCAGAATTAGGAATTTTTTTTGGATTCACAGTTTCACCGGTTTCTACACTGAGTCTGGCTGCTCTGTTTTCTTTTGCTTCTTTTATGATCTTTGGTTTTGATGCATATTTTAAGCTTTCTTCAATGCTAGCATGTGGCATATCTACGATAAAATCATACCTATGATCGGTATTTTTATCCAAATACGTACAATATGTATTTTTACTAGCGTGTATTTCTTTGAGAATATCTTTGTTGTTTAAGTAATTTACTGGCTTTTTTGGTGTTATTGTCATAAGTTAGTTGGGTTAAGTTGCTACTATTGTAACAGTTAAGATGGGGAAAATGCAAGTTTTTTCTAATGAAAAGGTAAAAAACGTCATAATATTTAGCGATAAATATTAAAATAAGAGGAAAAATATATGGCATTTGTCAATGGATTTGACGCTGATAAAGCTCAGGCCTATAATGAGTTACGTCAGTCTAGTCCTAATTTAAGTCAGGCACAACTGTTCAGCCAAGCTGGCATTTCAGCCGCAGAGCAAGGGTATTATCAACCGTCTCCAATTGGGTTTTTGATTCAAAACCCTACCCCCACAAACGTTAATACTACATTGTTTGCTCCGTCCGGAACGAACATCACAGCAGCGAATTTTCCTATTCCCTCTCCGCAGCAAACGGTTACTTCAGAATTTAGTAGCCCGCTTAATTTAGGAGAATCTAACTTAAGTGATTTACCAAGAGGAGTAAGCACAAGTGCTAATATTAATCCAGATACAGAGCCAGTTAATGAATTTGCTAGACCTTTAAATCTTAATCCGGCCCAGTTAGACGAACCAGCGTCTGGAGTAAATCTTGGTGGACTTATAACCACACAAGAACAGGGAGTACAAAGAGATCAAGCGCAATTTTTAGCCACACAAGATTGGAGATTTAGAATAAGTCTTGCACCAGGTTCAACATATTTGTATAATGATCCTGACGCAAGAAATGGTGCGCATATCTTAAACCCATTGAACACTACACAGGGTGTCATATTTCCTTATACGCCACAAGTGTCAGTATCTTACAATGCAAGCTACGAACCAACAGATTTAGCACATACAAACTATAGAATTTACCAATACAAAAATAGTAATGTTGGGGATATTAACATAACAGGTGATTTTACTGCACAAGATACTCATGAAGCAAATTATTTACTAGCAGTGATACATTTTTTTAAGTCTGTAACAAAGATGTTTTATGGAAGAGATGAAGATCCCGTAAGAGGAACTCCACCTCCATTGTGTTATCTCTCAGGATTTGGTAGATACCAATTTAATTATCATCCTGTTGCTATCACTTCATTTTCATACTCATTACCTAATGATGTTGATTATATAAAAGCTGGAGTTATAAGTAACACAGGAGGACAAAACATTGAAGGTCAAACAAACACACCAAAAAATATTTCAGGAGGTTCTTCAATAGGCACGTTGCTATCATCATTTTTCAGACTTAAAAATGCAGGATTATCTCCTGGAGCTAAATCAACTAGACCTGAATTTCAAAGAGGTGATATATCCGATCCAACTTATGTTCCAACAAAAATTCAAATTCAACTTGGCTGTATACCAATCATATCTAGAGCAGCAATGGCTAACGACTTTAGCGTAAAAGAATATGCTACTGGTAGACTATCTGTTGGAACCTATAGATCGAACAGAGGAGGAATTTGGTAATGTTATATCCATCAACAAGTCCTTATTACTTGACAAGCCTAGTTAATAATCAATTTTTAGATATAATGGTTGATAGACCATTACCTAAAAAAGCAGGTGACATTTATTGGGAAATAACTCCGACTTATAATTTGCGTCCGGACTTATTAGCCTATGACTTATATGGTAATCCATCTCTTTGGTGGGTGTTTGCTCAACGCAATCCTAATAGGTTACAAGATCCACTCTTTGATTTTGTTACAGGAGTAGGAATTTATCTACCGCAACAAGAAACATTAACAGCAGCTTACGGTATATAATATGGCAGATCAAAATCAATCACAAGACGATGGATACGCACCAGAAGGTGAAACAGTTGGTGGTAGACCAATTGAAGTCACTGGACAAACAGGCAGTGATTATTTAGTTGCTCTTTTTAAAGGTAGACCTTCTAATCCATTAACTGAGTATGCTACCTTTACCTACAAATTAACTCTTTACATGGTAACTGCAGAAGCATACATTAGATTTATAGAATCTGGCATGACATATATTGGTAATCAAGAAGGATTTTATACTGTTGCAGAATCAGGTGGTAGTCCACAAAGAGGCGATGCCCCAAGAATAAATGAAAATGCAGAATATTTTATAGATGATTTAACTTTTAAAACATTTTGTAATCCAAAATCAATGGAAGCCCCAACAAATTCAATTAATTTTGAATTTAAAATATATGAGCCATTGGGCTTTAGTTTTACTAGCGTCTTAAAACAACGTGCTTTAGAAACTTCTTTGAATAGTAGCCTACCAGGAATAAGAGACAATAAGGATAGTGTTAAACAATTTTACGTACTAGCAGTTAGTTTTACTGGATATGATGATGCAGGACGAAAAGTATTAGAACGTCTTGGGGGTACAGAAACAGGACGTTATTCTAATCGAGATGCCGGAGGGCTTAGTTCTAATTTTGGAAGTAATGTAAGTTTTTTCCCAATAACTATTACTGATTTTTCATTTCGTTTAGACGGTAAAAGCACAGTATATAGCGTAAAAGCTGCAGTGTTATCTATTCAAGAGGCATATGGTGTTAAAAGAAATATGGTACCTGAAGATAGAGAAGTTTCAGGTACAACAGTTGGTGAAGTTTTAATTGGTAATGAAGCAGAAGCAGATAACCCAAATGCAAAAGGCATAATACAACTTTTAAATGAACGTGAACAACAACTAGTTAAAAACGGACAAGCCAAATACGCCAACAAATATAGTATCGTTATTGATAACAAAATTAAATTTGCTAGGCTCACAACGGAAGATAGGTATTATAAAGAGAAAGCTGTTATGGGTACGCCTACTAATAGCAGTAAGATAAGTGGAAAAGATAGCAAAAAGAATTTAACATACAATCCAAACACTAGAACTTTAGCTGTCGCTGGTGGAATAACATTAACAAAATTTATTGACAATGTAATTTTGGAAAGTGAATATGTATACGAATCACTAGACACAGTTTATAAAGAAGATGGCGTCCTTAAGGATAAACCAAAACAAGGTAACAAAGGATCAAGTAAATTAGATTGGTACTCTATAAATCCAGTAGTAAAACCTGTAGGATATGATTCGCTACGAAATGATTATGTATTTGACATAACATATAATATAGCTCCATATAAGGTTCCTTATATAAAATCAGTGTTTGTTGATCCTGCTAATAAAACGGATTATTATGGTCCTTACAAAATTTATGATTATTATTTTACAGGTAATAATACGGAAGTTTTAAATTTTGAAACTTCATATAGCGCACTTTATTTTTTACCTGGTGGGTCTGATGATCAAAAACAACAAACAACTGATGGGTTAGCAAACACTCCGGTTGTACCAGGTGCAAAAAATATTTCTATGGAAAATAAAGCTTCTAAAGGTGGAATTCCTGTTGGAAGTATTAAAACTAATTTATACAGTCCAGGCGATCAAATTAAAGCTAAACTGCAAATAATGGGAGACCCAGACTATTTAATGACTTCAATTGGTACAGCAAGTAACGCAAGCACTCCAAGAGAAGCAGCTTATACTAACAACTTAGCTATTAATCCAGTTGGTGGACAAATTTTTATTGAGATAAATTTTTATGAAGGAACTGACTACAATATAAGCACAGGCTTATTAGGAATTAACAAAAACATTACATTCTATGATACAGAATCTATTCCTCAAAATGCTTATAATGATAACGAATCTGTCTCAGGGTTAGTTTATATGGTATTAAGTGTAGTTAGTACCTTTAGTAAAGGTAGATTCACACAGGATTTGGATTTAGTATTATGGAGTGATCCTAACATAAAACCTAAGTCTGCGAAAACTAGTGAAGGTAGAGAGACAACTACTAGTCAAGCAGAACAATTAGGCACTAATACTTATGGTTTTGCGAATCAAGAATTTCCAGTTAATGAAACACCACAAACACAAGAAACAACACAAGCACCAACATACGAACAAACACAAAGTTCTATAATTGCAACCATTACAGGTAATAGTGCAACACCAACAGCATCTACAGTGGGTAGTAATGTAAATGTAGCATTTAATCAACAAGGAGCATTTTATGGACCAACTGTAGTTGATGATGATTCATTACAAACAGATAGTTTAGTAAGCGATTTTTTAAGAGTCAATCAAGAGGGCAGAGCAGTATAATATGGATAATATAATTAAAACTTCTGGTACTACTGAACAATATAAACTTAATCCGGGAGGATCAATTTCGTATCCGTTTGCAGTTAAAGGTATTGTAAAACAAAACGTTGATACCATTAGAACTGGAAGAATAAAAGTTTACATTGCAGACTTTGGGGCGTTAGATCCAAATGATTCAAACTCATGGGTTACAGTAAGTTATATGTCGCCCTTCTATGGATTTTTAGCAGGCGATTATTCACCTGGCACAGGTAGTTCAAAGTATGGAACTTTCTTAGAGAACCCGCATTCTTATGGATTTTGGGCTACTAGTCCCGATATAGGTTCAGAAGTTGTTTGTTTATTTTTATACGGTAAAAAAGATTTTGGTTACTACATAGGTTGTATTCCGCAGCCTGGTGTAACACATATGGTTCCTGCGATCGGATCTACTAACGATATTACACTGGATAATGCAGAGGCAGAAAAATTTGGAGGTTCATCAAATTTACCCACAGTTGAAATGAATGTAAAAAATACTCAACTATATAATACTCCTACCTTCTACGATGAACCTAAACCAGTTCATAAAATTATAGCAACACAGCTTTGGCAACAAGGATTAATCAGAGATTCCGTTAGAGGAACAATTACAAGTAGCTCAACGAGAGAAAGTCCATCGCAGGTTTTTGGAATATCGACGCCTGGTAGACCAATTTATAAAGGTGTATCAGGTGGTAGTGAGAATGAAATAGCTAAAAATATTGATTCTGCATCTGCTGAGCAAGCAAAATTAATAGGACGTAAAGGTGGACACACACTAGTATTAGACGATGGTGATCTACTTGGTCAGAACAACTTAGTAAGAATACGTAGTGCATCGGGACATCAAATCACTATGAGTGACGATGGTCAAACTCTTTTTATTATTCATAGTAATGGACAAAGTTATATTGAATTAGGTAAAGAGGGAACAGTCGATATATACGCAACAAATAGTTTTAACGTAAGAACTAAAGGTGATTTAAATTTACATGCTGACAATAATATTAATATCAATGCAAAGAAACAATTAAACATTTATGCTGAAGAAATTAATTTTAATAGTGACAAAAACACAAATGTAAGAGTTGGAGAAAATTTTAGTCAACAAACAGTAAAAAATCATACTGTTAAGGTTGACCAATCAATGAGTTTTCTATCTAAGAGTAATTCATCATTTAAAAGTGATTCCGTCACATACATTAATGGAAGCAAAATTAATTTAAATACAGGAAGTTCATCAACAGTGCCGGCGGAAGTAAAACCTATTCCAGTAGTACAACATAGCGATACATTCTTTGATGAAACACAAGGTTGGGTACCTGCCCCATCAAAATTACCTAGTGTTAATTCACGTGTGCCAACACATACGCCATGGACAGATGCTAATAAAGGTGTTGACGTAAAAATTGATGAAAGTGCAGCAGGTAATTTCCCGTCAACCCCTTCAGCACCATTGCAAGCTACAAATGCAGCAAGTTCAAATGTTCCAGTACAAGTCACAACACCATCAGTAACCGCCACCACTCCTAATACTAAATCTGCAAAAGGTAATTTTGACAAAAATACTACCTCAGCAGTTGTGTCTCAGGCTGCAGTTTCAGCAGGAACAGATCCAATAAAAGGACAAGCTGCAATTGCAGGTGGAGGAATAGTTACTAACAATGGTAATAAAACAGCGGTGTTAGGAAAACTTGCTCACTCTCCAAATCAATTAGAACAAGCAGGAGTTCTTAAGCCAGGATCAAGTAGTGTAGCTAATAAATTAATACAAGATAATAAAACATTAGATCAGGCACTGCCACCAAATTTATTTACAGGTAAAGATGGTATAACAAATGTAAATGCATATAATAAAACTAGCAGTGCTCAAACGTCTACTCAAGTGCAACTTATGAACAATGGGTTTAATCAATTACAGGCAAATGGTGTAATTACTGGAAAAGAAAGTCCTACACAAATTGCAGGATTGGTTAATGGAGTAGCAGCGTTTGGAATAGGTCCTGTAACATCTTACGTAAATGGAGCGGGAGGATCCAACCTCACACCGTCTAGTCAAAGTAACAATGGTTCAATAGCTTCAACAATATCATCTGGAAACTATGCTGCAAACATGGCTGAAAAGGTTCTTGGACCGGTCGGTTCAATGGTAGGATCAATAATTGCAACAGGTGCTGCAATAGGATCTGCAGTAGTAGGTGCAGCATCAACAGTGTTTGGAGCGATCAAAAACAGCTACACAAAACTTACAGCTAAAACTCCGCAAAATTTAACTGCGCTGAATAGTAAGAATACACAAAATGCAGGGGAAGTAGTTGGAGGATTATATGGTGGAGATAATGCAATCAGTAATAATGTAAGTTCATCCTATACTGGTTTTACTGCGCCCACACAACCTTCAACAGAAAGTTTAGTAAACTCTGCTGTGTCTAGTGTTCCTTCAGATCAGTTAGCTAGTTTACAAAGTGCAAGTAAGGCTATATCTTCAAATGGCCCTAATCCTGTTAAAATGCCAACGGCAGCAACTGATACGATAGATAGATCATCAATAAAAGCAGCTACCACAGAAATTTACGGCGATAGTAGAATTTCTCTGCCATACTCAGATAGTGCAAGTTCTAAACCACCTAATGCTGAAATATTAGAACAGTACAATGATTTAACAGCGCAATTACAAGTTCAAGAGGCTTTAAAAATAGAAAATAGAAATAAATGGCGTGAAGCAAAAGCAACTTATGGAGATAACGCATATCAAACAGTAACTGCCCTACGTAATTATAAGGACACATTAAATGAAATTACCTATTTGCAGACTGCTATTGATGCAGCTTATGCAGAACTATATACTTAAGTGAGATTAAAAAATGGTTATATATAAAGGATTTAGTACACTTTTTACAAACAAACAGAAACCATCAGTAATACCTCCGGGTATAAGCGGTGGACCTGGTTCGGTTGTAACCCCGTTATATCCAAATAAAAAATTTAGTTTATTCGACGATCAATTAGTGATTGTTGATTTTCTTAATGCATTGAACACACCTCAGGGACAAAAAGTGGGTAATCCAGCGTACGGTACCTCTATTTGGACTTATATATTTGAACCCAATATTCCTGAGGTTCAAATACAAATTGACAATGAAATACGCAGAGTTGCAGCACTAGACCCTAGAATTATTTTAGGTAGACTTACCACGTACCCTTATGAAAATGGATTCTTAACAGAAATTGAAATGGCTGTATCAACTACAAATCAGGTTCAGTTACTACAACTAAACTTTGATAGGGGTAGCGGTCTTGTATCGTTAAATAACCGTTGAAAATAGTGGGTTTTTAGATTAGATAAATATTAAAAAGAGATAAAAAGTATGGCTACAAGTTCAAGACAGGCTACAATATTTGGCGTAAATGACTGGAAAACCGTTTATAAAACATACAGTCAAGCAAATTTTCAGAGCTACGATTATGAAACTTTAAGGAAAAGTTTCATAGATTATCTACGTCTTTATTACCCTGAGACCTTTAACGATTATGTAGAAAGCAGTGAATTTATAGCCCTGCTTGACGTTATAGCCTTTATGGGTCAGGCTGTAGCATTTAGAGATGACCTAAATACACGTGAAAATTTTATTGATACTGCAGAACGCAGAGATAGTGTCATTAAACTTGCAAATCTAGTAAACTATAATCCTAAACGCAATAATGCTGCTCAAGGTTTTTTAAAGATCACTAGCATTACAACCACTGAAAATGTTATTGATATTAATGGATTAGGGCTTGCGGGAATTCCGATTTTTTGGAATGACCCAGCTAATCCAAACTGGTTAGAACAATTTAATTCTGTGATTAATGCCACTTTAGTTGACAGTCAAAGAGTTGGTAGACCCGGCAATACACAAGAAATTTCCAATATTAAAACTGAAGAATACACTGTTAGAATACCAACTACAGTATTACCGGTAATACCTTTTAACGCTACTGTGGGTGGCGTTACAATGAATTTTGAATGTGTAAGTGCAACTTCACTTAATGAAACATATGTTTATGAAATACCTCCAAATCCTAAAGGAACGTTCAATGTACTATACAGAAACGATAAATTAGGATATGGTAGTTTAAATACAGGTTTCTTTTTATATTTTAAACAGGGATCATTAATTAATTTTGATTTCACATTAAATCAACAAATTGCAAATCAAGTTATACCGATTGGGGAAATACAGGGTGTTAATAATACCGATACTTGGTTATACAAAATTGATCCTACAACTAATGAATTGTTAAATTGGATACAAGTCGAAAATCTCTATGCTAATACATACTTACGTGAGGAAAACTCAAGAAAAGCAGTATTCTCTGTAACATCAAGATTTAATGATCAAGTAAATTATATATTTGGCGATGGGGTTTTCAGTGAAATTCCAGTTGGATCATTTAGATCATATGTAAGATCAAGCAACGGATTGCAGTATACAATCGATCCAGCAGAACTTACAAACACAACATTAACTTTTAGCTATGTAAGTAAATTTAATCGAATTGAAACATTAACACTAACTGTAGAACTCACGCAGCCAATTAATAACGCACAATCTAGAGAATCAATTGGTGATATAAAAGCCAAAGCACCTGTTCATTTTTATGCACAGAATAGAATGGTTAACGGTGAAGATTATAATAATTTTCCATATACATTGTACAGTTCTATAATAAAAACGAAAGCGTTGAACAGAAGCTCAATTGGTATTTCAAGAAATTTTGATTTATTAGATCCAACTGGAAAATATTCTAGCACTACGAGTTTTGCCGATGACGGAGCTTTGTATTATAACGGTGATGATAAGTTTTATGACTTTAATGCCAGTGAAGCATCTGGATCAGCAAACAGACTGTTTAGTAATCAACTTTTAGAGATAATTTCAAATAGAAACTTATATCAATATTACGTAGTAAATGCTAATAGATATAATATTGATGTCGCATCAGGTGACGGAGTAACAACTTGGAACCAAACAAGCTATGACGGTACATTGGTAACCGGATACTTTGAAAATTCTAATGGTCCTGTAGCAGCAGGAATTTATAATGCATACAATATGAAGTATTGTACCGCAGGTGCACTATTAAAATTTGTAGCACCATCCGGATATTATTTTCAAAACGATAGATTAGTATCGGGCGTCGCCCCTTCTATAAACAATACCTTTATGTGGGTTAATGTATTAAACGTAGTGGACGACGGATTTAACGGCGGTGAGGGCAATCTTTATAATGGTTTAGGACCCGTAAGTTTAAGTAAATTTGTTTCTACTGGTGCAATCTTAGACACAATTATACCTGTGTTTGACAATATATTACCAACTACTATACTACAACTAGTTTTAGATTATTTTGAAAATTTACAAAGTTTTTCATTGTACTATGTTAATAGCTTACCAGTAAATGTTGATAGATGGTTTTTAGGTGATTATAATAGATCGGATGCACTTATTAAGTTTGAGAGTTTAGGTGCCGGCTCTTATCGTATAACAAGTAAAGCGATTACTTATTATTTTGGAAGTGTTAAAAACACTAGATTTACTTTTGATTCTGAAAAAATAATATTTGATCCATTGACAGGAACATTAGCATATGATAAGGTAAAAGTTTTAAAAACTAATACAACTTCAAACACATTATCTATATTAGGTGAAGATTTTAATTTAAACGTGGTTGGACAAACAGTTGAGAGTGATGGTTATCCAGATGATTATTCAATTGAAGTTAGCAGTCTTGATTCGAAAAACTCATCGTTAATTGATAATCCAGATTTTTTCAGCACTATCACAGGTTATACCTTTAACTCTAATAATACAGCATATTTTGTTTTCATTGAGACCGTCACTGATATCAACTATCTTACAAAAAATGGATTAACCGAACCAACACTAATAAACTACTCTTACGGTAACAAAAATGATGTTGAAGTAGTTAAGTATGAATATCCAGTTGGTCAAGTGTTTTATGCATTTAGTGAAAATAAATTTTACAAATCTGTAGCCGATACTACATCGTTAAATATTATCAACTTAATTGAAGTTACTAACTATACGGCTCTTACAGGTAGACAAAGTTTGTTCTTTCAGTATAATCATTTAAGTAATAATACAACTAGAATTGATCCAGGCACAACGAACATAATTGATCTTTATGTTGTGACTTTGGCATATTATACATCCTACACTAATTGGATAAAAGATACTACAGGAACAATAACAGAACCAGCCAAACCTACTGTGGAACAACTTTCACAAGAATATAATAAAGTAAATGATTATAAAATGATGAGTGACACGGTAGTGTTTAACAGTGCAACTTTTAAGCCATTGTTTGGTGATAAAGCAGCTCCTCAGTTACAGGCTACTGTTAAAGTTATCAAATCTAGTTTAACAACTGCTAGTGATAGTGAGGTTCGCTCTGCAGTTTTAACTGCGATGAATGATTATTTTAGTATAGATAATTGGGACTTTGGTGACACATTCTTTTTCAGCGAATTAAGTGCTTATTTGCATTCAAATTTGAATGGACTAATTAGTTCAGCTATTTTAGTACCTAAAGATCCTGCATTAACTTTTGGTGATTTATATGAAATAAGATGCGCTCCTTATGAAATATTCGTAAATGGTGCACAATCAAACGATATAGTTATAATTTCAGCCATTACACCTGAACAATTACAACCTTAAATGAGAAAAAAAATATGGTAGCTCAAGTTAGAACAATTGATTTTCTTCCTGAAATATTTAAAACAACACCTAATGATAATTTTCTATCCGCCACATTAGACCAGTTAGTAAAACAACAAGATTTAGAAAAATTACAAGGTTATATAGGTAGACGGTTTGAGTATGGATTAACTCCTAACTCCTATTATATACCTGAAATTAACAAGACACGAACAGATTATCAATTAGAACCTGCTATTGTTTTTAAAAAAAATGAAACTAGTAAAGCATTAGATTTTATCTCTTATCCTGAAATTATTGACGCACTCAAATTACAAGGTGCGCCAATTACAAATAATTCACTATTATTTGACAATCAATTTTATAGTTGGGACAGTTTTGCGGATTTGGACAAATTATCAAATTACAGTCAATATTATTGGCTTCCTTTTGGTCCCGACGTAGTTAATGTTGAACCATTACCAGTAAATTTAACTTCGTTTTTTGACGTACAAAGTCAAGTTAATGAGTTCACTTTTGTTCAAGATAATTTTCAAATAGAAGAATTTAATCCAACAATCACTTTATTAAGAGGCGGAACTTACTATTTTAATGTTGATCAAACTTCACAATTTTGGATTCAAACCGTTCCAGGACTTTCGGGATCTATTCCTAACAGACCAAATTCTAGTTCACGGGATGTTTTTGGGGTTGAAAATAATGGAATATCTAACGGCGTATTGACCTTTCAGGTTCCTCTTTCAGATGCGCAACAAAATCAAAACTATCAAGGCAATGTAAATGTTGATTTAGTAAGTGATCAGCCCTTTGCCCTTATACACGGTCAAAGATTAAGCACTATTGGTAATATAGATGGTGCTACTAACTTACTTGATAAAACTGTGATGTTTTTTGGTTCAGGAGCATTACAAACAGCTTCAATAGATAGTTTTTTTGATAATTTAGGATTTGATCAAGAGACAATAACTCCTATAGGGTATGATGCTGCTTCTTCTGTAAACGTAAATCAATACTTTTTTGAGATAGGATATGAAGAAACAGAAATACCAGGGGATCCAATTATTAATCTAATTCCTTCAAGTGTAATACCTCAAAACACCAATATAACAGTATTGGCAGGAATTAAGTATATTAGTAAAAAATTTGTGCGTTTACAAACAGGCGAAATTCAACTTATCCCTGAAGTTACAGCTCCATTAGATATACTTTATTATCAAGACAGCCAAAATTTAAAAAAGTACGGCGTAATAAAAATTGTTGATTCTAACGAAACAAATTTTATTAATGTAGAAAATGATATTTTAGGAAAAGCTACATACACCTCACCAAACAACGTTAAATTTACAAATGGTCTAAAAATAAGTTTTTCAGGGGATGTAATACCAGAAAAATACAAGAATGACCAATATTATGTAGAGGGAGTGGGATCAAGCATAAAATTAATTCCTAATACTGCATTGGTAACACCTGAATCATATTCACAAAGTGTTTATGAACCATATGATGCTTCACCATATGATATAGCTCCATACTCTGACATAGTAGAATCTCCTATAGCTCAGGATTACATTACAATTAATAGAGCAGCTAATAACTTAAATGCCTGGTCACGTGGTAATAGGTGGTTTCATTCACAAGTAATACAAGAAACGATAAAACATACAAATAGTCAAAATTTACTCAATGTTATCAATAGTAACGAAGCAAGAGGTAAAAGACCAATCATTGAATTTTATCCTAATTTAAAATTATTTAATTTAGGAACTGCTGCAAAAGCACCGGTGGATTACTTTGATGTTACCGCTACAGACGCATTTACTCAGGTTGCCAATCAACTACAATATTACCCAGATGGATCTAGTTTTGGGCTCTTTGATGGATGCAAAGTTATTTTTAGTGCTGATGAGGATATTAATGTAAGAAACAAAATTTTTAGAGTTAACTTTATATCAACGTCTGTTGCTACACAAACTTCAACTGTTGTAAGTGCGACCTCTGCATCAACTGATAGACTTACTGTGACCAATTCTACTCAGTTTAGTGTAGGTAGTTTGGTGTCACTTAATCAAGATATAGGCAATTTAACAGCTTTTACAAAATATTATGTATACGATAAACCTAATTCTACCTCTATTCGATTAAGTACCGACCCTAATTTATCTTCATTTATTCAATTGGATACTGCGACTGGTAGTGTTTTAATTACACAGTCACCACCTATAATTACGCTGACAAAGATAGCAGATGGTGATGTGTACGATTTGGATCAGACAGTTGTATTATTAGGGGATAGTAGAAAGGGCGACACATATTGGTTTGATGGCACTTACTGGTTTAAGGGGCAATTAAAAACAACAGTAAATCAACCACCTTTATTTGATATATTTGATAAAAATGGATTAAGTTTTGGAGACACTGATTACTATAACAGTAGCAGTTTCATAGGATCTTCTTTATTTCAATATGCAGAAGGAACAGGCAATGATGACGTAGTATTGGGCTTCCCATTAAAATATAGTTCTGTAAATAACATAGGTGATATTCAGTTTACAGTTTCATATAATACAGATCAGTTTACCTATGTATTAAATGGCATTGCAACTACGCAAAAGGTAAATGAAGGATATGTTTATGAGTACACTTCAAGAGAAAATTATACAAGAGAATTAGGTTGGAAAACAGCAATCTCTGATAGTTTTCAATATCAAGCTTTTACTTTTAACTATAATCCTTTAAATGGTGAACCAATCTTTATTTGTGATATACCAGCAAAATCAATTGATTCTACTGCATGGCCTGTAGTACAAGTTTATGTAAGAGATAACATTTTGTTTGACAGTGAATTTACCTACACAGTTGAAAATAATGTGACAACTATAAATTTAAACGCTACTCCTGTTGTTGAAACTCCAATTCAAATTTTAATATACAGTGATGCTGTAAGTAAAAATGCATATTTTACTATACCTACAAATTTAGAAAATAATATTTTTAATTCTGAAATAACAAGTCCTAATTTAGGTGATATTAAAAATCATTACTTAAGTATTTGTACTAATAGTAAAAAGATACAAGGGCAAATATTTGGTTCAAATAATTACAGAGATTTGCCAAATTTGGTAAAGTATGGAACTAAAATTATTCAAAATAGTGCACCTCTTTCTTTGACAGGAGCTTTATTAAAAAATACAAATTACAATCTTATAGATTCATTAAACTATAGCTCAACAGAATATATAAAATTTAAAAATTTACTTATTGACGTAGTTAATAAAACTCCATATGAAAGTTATCAAGTAGCATCAACTATATTAGATAATGCCATTGCTGAAATTTCTTCTTATAAAACGACTAGTAATTCTTTCTTTTGGTCAGACATGCTACCAAGTCGTGGGGCGTACATTACTAACCGGTACAGTTTTAATGCAGACGTAAATCAATCTCAATTTGCTTTAAGTAAAATTTATGATTTTACCTCTGCTAATTACAATAGTGTTTTAGTTTATTTAATTAGAAATACTCAAGGAGTTTTAGTTGAAACACAATTAATAAAAGATGTTGATTATGTGGTTAGCGCAGATGAACCATTACTAACTTTATACACAGATTTGATAATTGGTGATGTAATTGTAGTAAATGAATACAACCAAACTTACGGAAGTTTTGTACCGAACACACCTACTAAATTAGGATTCTATCCTTCAACTGTTCCCGAAGTTGTGTATGATACAACTTATATTAATCCTACTTGGTTTATAAAAGGTCATGATGGCTCACTTACAACCTTATATGGCAGTTATAATAATGGATATTTAAATGACTATAGAGATCAGGCAATTTTTGAATTTGAGTGCAGAATTTATAATAATTTAAAAGTTAGTTCTAAAATTCCAATATCAAGTGATGAAGTATTGCCAGGACAATTTAGAACAACAAATTATGGCTACGATGAAATTCTACAACTCTACTCATTATCTTTCTTGAACTGGGTAGGTCAAAATAGAATAGATTATAAATCTCAATATTATATCACAACTAACGCATACACCTATAATTATTATCAGGCTACAAATAGATTAGATAATACAATAGTTAAACGAGGCAATTGGAAAGGATTATATAATTGGTTCTTTGACACAACAACTCCAAATTCTACCCCATGGGAGATGATAGGATATACCAATAAACCTAGTTGGTGGGATAGTTATTACGGTTTACCTCCCTATACTAAAAATAACCTAGTGTTGTGGACTGATATGGAAAACGGATATGATTACAATGGTGGTGATCCCATTATAGTTGAATCCAGAAAAAGACCAGGTCTATTAAAGATATTGCCAGTTGATGATTTAGGTAACCTAGTAGACCCCATGAATTCAGTTATAGGTAATTATGATACACTAACATTTCAAACACAATGGAAAGTTGGTGATTGGGGCCCTGCAGAGTATAGTTATTTAAAGAGTAGCTCTTGGCCATTCGATTTAGTTAAAATTTTAGCACTTTGCAAGCCTGCGAAGTTCTTTGCTTTGGGAGAAAATTTAGACACTTACAAGTACAACGAAGAATTTAACCAATATTTACTTAATAACAAGTTTAGATTTACAACTACTGGTTCAGTTGTTTATGGTAGTGGTGTAGCGCAACATAGTTATTTAAATTGGATCGTTGATTACGTACAGAGCACCGGAAATTCAGGATATAATGTGTTAACTGAATATCTTAATAATTTAGATGTAAGATTAGTTTATAGATTAGCTGGTTTTAGTGATAAGGAATTGTTAAAATTTTATGTAGATAAGGGATCACCAAATAGCAAAAATAATACATTGTTAATACCAGATGAGAGTTATACTGTTTTACTACACGAAAATCAACCATTTGATACGATAATTTATAGTTCCGTTATTATTCAAAAAACTGATACGGGATATCAAGTGTATGGTAATAGTCAAAATAAAATTTACTTTAAAATACTTGCACCAATAATAAATGGAAAATACGACACTATAACATCAGGATCATTGTCTGTAAAAGTTTCTAAAAACTTTAGTCAGCGAGTAGTTGTTGTGCCGTATAGTACTGAATTTACTACACCACAAGAACTTGCCGAATTCATAAACGCTTACGGTAATTATTTAAGTTCTCAGGGATTATTATTCGATCAGGTTGAAAATAATTTAATATTAAACTGGAACCAAATGATTCAAGAGGTCTTAGCTTGGATTCAGGCAGGTTGGGAAACAGGATCCATTTTAAATATTAATCCATTAGCAAAACAGTTGGTCATTAGTAAAGAGAATTCTATAGTACAACCACTTACAATTCAAGATCAAAATTACGTATTAAATCAAAACTTAATACCTATACAAATTAAAGACATGTCAATTGTCCGAGAAGGAGTAGATTTTTCTGTAATTCCAATTAAAGTTGACGATACAATTGCATACTTTAATGCAAATTTAAGCAATATTGAACATGCAATTATATTTGATAATGTAACCTTATTTAATGATTTAATATATGATCCAAATACTGGTTTAAGACAATATCGTATGCTATTAAAAGGTGCAAAAACAGCTACATGGGACGGCACCGTTGACACAAAGGGTTTTATTCTAAATCAGGATAATGTCATAGAATGGCAATCAAATACAAAATACACTAAAGGTATTATTGTAAAATATAAAAATAATTATTATGCTGCAAATGAGATCGTACTACCAGCAGAAACTTTTCAACAGGGCTTATGGGTAAAAGTTGATTATGAATTAATACAAAAAGGATTATTACCTAACGCAAGTAGCAGGGCATATGAAAGTACATTGTATTATAATTCATATCAAGCTAATTTAGAAAATGATGCCGACCTTTTAGCCTTCTCATTAATAGGGTATAGACCAAGAGATTATTTGGCTGCTGCAAATTTAGATGACATTTCTCAGGTAAATTTATACAAAACTATGATAGTTGAAAAGGGTAGCAAACAAGCCACATCAGCTATTCAAAATATTACGCTTCAAACAGGCGGAATAAATTACACTACCTATGAAAATTGGGCAATAAATATTGGACTTTATGGTGGAGTGTTAAACCAAAATTTCATTGAATTTAAATTAGAAGAACAAAAACTAAATGGTAATCCTGCTATAATAAGCATTATAAACGGAATAGCAGAAGAAGGATCAATGCAAGAAGTTCCTCTTTATGGTTTAACAAATTATGGCAGAGTTCCTGAAAGTGTGAACATATTACCGTTATTACCATCTTACAAAATGAATCAGTTACCTTCTGCAGGGTATGTTAATTTTGAAGATGTTGTTGCACATTCATTTAGAGTGGGTAATTTAAATCAAAATGCAGTCTCAATTTATAACATATACAAGAATCAATATATTTGGATAGCAGACTTTCAGGGAAACTGGAAAGTTTATGCAACTATCTCTTTAAATCCTGAATCTCCTGTTTCCATAATAAATGTTATTAACAACTTAAACGATACATGCACTGTGATTTTTGATAAACCACATAATTTATCTACTAACGATGTAATTCTCATACTTAATTATTCTAATTTTGTAGATGGCTTTTACATTATAACCAAAATTAGCAATGCAACATCAGTGATTATAGATTTGAGTTTACCATTGTCTCTATCAAATGTAGAGGGAAGTGGGATCGTATCTAAGTTACAAAATCAAAGAGTAAACTCTCCTAAAGATGTAATTAACCTTAATTTGACTGATACTGAATTTGTTTTAAGCACAGTTTGGGTAGATGAAAACACAGATGGTACCTGGGCTGTATACAGAAAAGGAATAAACTACCAAACTGCAACATCATTTAACAAACCTGAACCTACTACATCTTTTGGAAGTAGTGTTGCATATGACACAAAATTAGGTTATTTTTTAGCTGATTCAGGTGCAGGAAAGGTTTATAGATATAAGTACGAATCAAATATAAATTACTGGAATCTAGACGAAACAATTACACTATCAACAAGCCCTGCTGGATTTGGCACTAGCATGGACAAAAAGCAAAATTTCTTAGCAATATTAAAATCTGCAGCAACAAGTACAGTCTATATCTATGAGCTTGTGCAAACTGAAAAAATTGAAGCTGTGGCATTACAATCTTCATTCAACATAAGCGGCATTACGGACAAAATTGTGATGTCTGATGATTGTAATTACTTTTTTGTAAGTAAAAAATCAACAAGACAAGTTTTTGTTTATAGAAAAAATACAAATCTAACATATACTAGTATAGGTTATAGTTTGGTTTCCGCAATTTCAGTCAATGAAACACAATTTCAAGTATCAGGGGATCGTAGGTCACTATTATTAGAAGGACAAATGGTAAGTTTTTCTAATGTAACAGGAACTCAAACATACAAAATAATAACCGGTGATTACAATGCTGGCACTAATAGAACAACATTTACGATTGAAGGAAATTTTTATTCTGATGTTGCTTCTGGTACCACAGTTTATCGAGCTTATTATAACTATACCAGTGTGGCAACGGTTACAGGTTCAGGTTCCGCAACTAATTTTGGAACAAACATATCTACCAATTATAATGGCACACAACTTTTTGTAAGCGCACCAAATCAAGATTACAGTGCATTTACTGATATGGGTGCTGTTTATGTTTACAATAGAGTAAGGCAAGTATTTGAAAATAAATTTACTCCTATTCAAACGATAGCTACAGATTTTACCTTAGCATGGACTCCAACAAATTCTGTAACTGTGTTATTAAATGGGGATGTTTTAGATACAAGCTCTTATACTGTATCTACTAATATTCTAACTGTTTTACCACAGATTGTACTAACAGCAGGGGATTTGATAGTTGTAGAAAGCAATGACTTTATTTTAAGTCAAACTTTAGTTGGATATAGTGAAGTTGCTAATCCACGTGTAGGTATATTATATGGTAAGGGATTAGATAATAACAATTTAGGTAATGAATTATTAGTTGGAGCACCATTTGATATTGTTGACGCTACTGGCACAGAAGGAACTGTTTATAGATATACGAATGCTGGTAAAAAGTTTGGTATAATTACAGGTACAAGTGCATACACATTAGCAAGCCAAATAAACATTTTAATAAATGGTTATCTAGTAATATTGCCGGCTACTGGGATAAATGATGCTATTACAGCAATCAATGAAGCAAATATTCCAAATGTCATAGCATCTAAAACAGTGGATAATAAACTAGTTATTCAATTAATTAATCAAAGTTTAAATGTTATTGAAGATAAATTAAACTTGACAGTGTTTGCCGAAGCCAATTTTGCAAGTTTGGGAATAACTTATTATAAAAAAACACAAGAACTGCACGATACTAATATACAGAATAATACTCAATATGGCACTGCAATTAAATTTAATGAAGCAAATTCAGTTGTAATAACCGCACCAACAAGTAATAGGTATACTCAAACTTATTTTGATTTTACAGACGACGAGGATTACACTAACGATACAATTTTTGACAACAATTTTACAGTTTTTGTTGAAATTTTATCTGATGCAGGGTCTGCTTATGTGTATGATTATTTAGGAGTTTACAACGAAAGTATTGATAATTTAGGAAAATTCGTTTTTGGTCAATTAGTAAATGATAGCGTAACCACAATAGGTAACGTACCATATTATGGAAATAATATAGCATTTAACAATTACAATATAATTATTGGTTCTCCGCAGTATCTTACAGGTACAGCAAATGGTAGAGTTAATATCTTTAGAAATACAACCAACAAATCAAACTGGTACGTTTATAGAAGTCCAACTAACACTGTTGATATTGAGAAGCTACATATAGTGTCAATTTACAACAATTTGAATAATTTAAATATAGTTAATTTAGATTACATTGATCCATTACAGGGTAAACTTTTAGGTGTTGTTAGAGAAAATCTTGATTATATTTCAAGTACAGATCCTGCTGGATATAATATCAATAATAACAGAAAAGTTGTGTGGGGACAGGAATATGTAGGTAAATTATGGTTTGACACTGCACAAACAAAATTCATTGATTATCATCAAAATGACATTGTTTATAATAGTAAATATTGGGGAACAGTGTTTCCAGGGAGTGATGTTTCAGTTTACACATGGATTCAGAGCAATGTATTACCAATAGACTACACTGGTGCTGGAACTGTATTTGATATTGATGCATACACAACTTTATATGAAGTCGTAGAGGGAACAGTAGTTACACGATATTACTATTGGGTTAAAAATATAGGTGATATACTAAGAGAGGATAAAAAACTTTCTGATAACATCATTTCATCCTATATTGCAAATCCAATTACTTCAGGAGTGCCATTTTTAGCTCCATTAAAACAAAATGTATTTGCTTTATATAATTCTTTTGAATTTATAAGTTCTAATTTTACAAGCCTACATTTAGGTTATAAATCAAATGGTGACAGCGATGTTGCTCACACAGAATTTAAATTAATTAGAGATGGGTACGCAGAAGATTTTCTACCTGGATTACCCACACTATATAACAATCTTGTAAGACCAAACGGCTTATATCAAAAATTATTAGATAGTTTTGCAGGTGTAGATGCACAAGGTCAAGCTGTGCCAAATCCTTTCTTACCTAGATTATTACAGACTGGAACTAGCCTAAGACCTAATCAAAGTTTTTTCTATGATAGATTAACGGCATTAGAAAATTACATTCAATTTGCAAATAACGTAATGTTAAAATTTCCCATTACAGAACTTAAGAATCCTAGTTTCTTGTCATTGGGTGGCGTTGCATTAACTGGAGTCAATGCTCCGGCTTTCTTTACTATTAGTGGTGATAATTTTGATACAAATGATTATTGGGAGTATACAAATTGGTGGGCTGAAGGATATTCAAATTCTACTCGAACCGACATTGATGTGCCAAAATACTATGATTTAGATAAATTAACTCCTTTTGAAAACATGATAGCAGGTGTTAATGCAAATAGCAACGGTAAGCGTGAAGTTTATATTTATCGTAATAATAACTGGGAAAGAATAGGTCTTGAGTTAGGCACCATACAAATAAAAAGTTCATTATATGATTATAGCATAAATGGTATAGGATTCGGTGATAGTTTTTTTGACAACGATCCTTACGATAGCTTTCCTTCTTTAGAAACTTACTACATAATCCGTGGTCTTAATGAAGAAGTATTTACGGAAAATTTACTTATATATAGAAATCAGGGGTTAATTTTACTCTTTAATTACATAATTACAGAAAGTGATGAATTTGGTAATTATTTACCTTGGTTAAACAAGACTAGCTTCTTAGATGTAGATCATACTTTACGAGAACTTGAGCAAATAAAGAATTTTCAAAGAGATAACGAAGATTTTTTATATGGATACATCAATGAAGTTAAGCCATACAGAGTCAAATTAAAAGATTTTAGTTTGAAATACACTAAAACAAATGTTTATGACGGTGACATTACAGATTTTGATTTACCCGCACAATGGAATAATGAATTGCAGTCCTTTGTTACACCGGAACTAGTTTTTAGTGATACGACTGCTTTTTCTCAATACAATGCATCTGATGCGATATGGAACGATCCACAATATAGCCAGTGGTTTAGTAATTACGGAGTGAAACTACAAGGAAAAACAAATTATTTAATAGGATTATTAAAAGAATATGTTCCTGTTGCAACTAAGGTAATTGTTGTAGATAATGCGTTTGGATATCCTGTGGTAGGCGTAATAAAAATTGATGATGAATACATTGGCTATACTAGTGTAGATAGAGATTTAGGTATATTATCCGGATTAACACGCGGTGCATTAGATTCAGAAGTTGTAGATCACTTACCAGGATCAAAAATTTACATAGACTTGCCTGCAGTTAGCGTCATATATTCGGGCAGAGGCTATACAGAACCACCTAACATTGTTACTTATGTTGATACTTCTGTTTTTCCTGCTCCTAAAGTGCAGGCATCATTAAAAGCACAACTATCAGGTGATCAAGTGGTCAACGTATCAGTGTTGAATTCAGGTGAAGGATACAAAGTTTTACCTGAACTTATAGTCGAACCGGCTATTGAACATTATTTTGATACCGCTGATATAAATTATACTAATTTTACTGTTAATGTTCCATTTTCTTTATTTGAGACTGGAGATCTACTGCAGTATAAAAAGGGCAATAATGACTTACCTATTTTAGGGTTATTAGATAAAGAATATTATTACATTGGACTCATTGAATATGGATTACAAAAACCTGAAGTAACTTTAGAAAATCAAGATAGACCAACTGCAATAGCTTTTTATAATTCAAAAATAAATGCAATAACAGATACTCATAGATTACCTTTAATTCAAGGTAGAAGCGAAAGCACTGAACATGTTCTAACATTGGGTGCTAGATTAGTACCAATATCAAGTAATGCACCTACAAGACAAATTACTCCTGTTCTTAAGTTTGATAGAACAAGTTACAGACCAACTGTAACTATTTGGGAACCTAATCAATTTTATATTGCAACTTACAATGGCATAGGTAATGATGCAAGTTATGGTAGTAAGTTAGCAACAGCAATAACCTATAATTCTGTTTCAGGTTCGGTTAGTCCATCGGGAGGGTCTGATGCGATATTTAACGTATATGCATGGATTTACGGAAATGAAGATGAGCCACCAGACTTTTACTCCTCTGGAGATAATTTAGGAGTTTATACTGCAGATTTAAATAGTGGTGGTTTAGGATACGCACCGGCTGATGTAATAACAATTTCAGGTAACGATTTAGGTGGTGTCGCACCTACAAATAGTTGTACGATTACTGTGCTTACCACTACACTTTCAGGGTCAATACTTACATATTCAGTTGAGGGAGTACCATCAACAGTTGTCCTATCAAGCTTACAAGGAGCTACCGTACCAATTACGCTAGTTACAACAGAGACAGGTACTAATAATGTGATTATAACTGTAAATTACACAAATAGTAGTTTGTCTCCGGGTTATCTTAATAAAACACAACTATATTTTTATAAAGTAGCAAGACTAACAAGCCCATACATCTATGATGATTCTGGATCAGGTGGAGCCATAATATGGATAACAAGTCCTAGAATTTATGGTCAAACTGTTTTAAACGAATATGATATTGATATAAAAGATTTCGGAAATATATATAGCACAGGTGATACAATAACTATCCCTGGCACATCGTTGGGTGGAACAACTCCTTCAAATGATTTAATAATAAACATAACATTTGCACTTTCGGGAGCAATAGTATTTTACGAACTTACTGGTATTTGTGCTAATGCATATGCTCAATATTATACAGTGCCAATAAATGCAACTCAGTGCAGATTATACAACGATGCTATACTTACAGATCCTGTAAAAAATACCATTGCTAATCCATTTATCTTTGGTATTGGTGATATTGGATTTTATCCTGAGCCGTTTACATCACCTTCAGCTTCACTTGTGGCTTACAACAATAAGTTATATAAGTGTATAGTATCAAATACTGATGCAACTTTTGATTTAGCTAAATGGGAGCTATTACAAAGTGACTATCAATATATAAATGCGTTAGACAGAATTGTTACATATTATCAACCAACTGTTAACATGCCCGGTAAATATTTACCATTATTAATGACAGGTTTAGAATATCCAAATGGCACAAACTTAGGCAATAAATTTGATGCTGATATTGATTTGGATGTCAATTTACAGGGACAGCCTTTTTATCCTAGAGAGATTGACATAAAAAGTGTTGTGTATGATGGAAGTAAGTATGTAGCGGTGGGAAATACCCCCACTTACGCTACTATTCTTTATAGTACTACAGGCAGAGATTGGTTATTTAAAAAAATTAGTGATGTCCCAATTGATGTTACAAGTTTAATTTATTCAGGGTCTTTCTTTGTTATATCTGCTTTAAATTCAAGTGCTCCTATATTAATAAGTTATGATGGTTTTAATTGGGTAAGTGTAGGATCATATACAGTCTATGATGATGCTCCATTTGATGTTACTGATTTTGATACTCTATCTGTAGAAACTCCTAATGATGAGTTATATGATGTTGTTTATTACAATAATAACTACGTAACTGTCGGCAATAATATTTTAAGTAGTATCAATGCCACTAGTTGGGGAACAGGGTTTAGTTTTAACAGTAGATTACCAAACGTTCTAAAATCTGTTACATATGTAGCAGGATCTAGTAGTTTGAGTTTTCAAGGATTTGTAGCTGTAGGTAATGGTACATCTATAATTGAGGGAGCAGATACTCCATCTCCTGTTTTCGCTAATCAGGCAAGAGTAATCACAAGTTACGATGGGGTTACATGGAATAACACTAATCAAAATTTTGACGCCAACCTCAATGTTGTTTTTGGCTCGCCAACAAAAATTATAGCAGCAGGTAAATCAGCATTAACAACACCATATGTCTACGATAATTCTGGATTAGGGGGAGCAATTATATGGGTCACTAGTACTAGCCTTAATGAATACGCTATTGATATTAAGAATTTTGGCAGTATATACTCTACTGGTGATACTATTACTATAGCAGGAAACTTATTGGGAGGTACAACACCTACTAATAATTTAGTAATTACAGTAACGTTTGCCCTTGCAGGAGCAATAGTTTCCTACTCTCTGAGTGGTGTTTACTCAAATAAAATTTATTGGTCAACAAATGCAAGTAATTGGACTGCAGCAACAATTTTAGGGCCTGCATTTACTCAACAGATTAATCATGGTATATATGCACTGAACACCTATGTTTTAGTTTGTAACAATGGATTTATCTTGTATAGCGGCGATGGTGTAGTTTGGAATCAAACTGCTAAAATATCCACAAATAATTTAAATGAGATAGCATTTGACGGAACATATTTTATTATAGTTGGTGAAAATTCTACAATTCTTAGAAGCACTAATGTTATAGACTGGGAAAATATTTCTTTCTTAGTTACTGATGAGCCTGAATATAATATTAAGGGAGAAACTTTCTTATCAGGGTATGGACCTGAAGAAATGATTCCTGCAATAGTTTCAGATAATTTACAATTGACTGTAAAAACAACACCTGGTTCACTTTGGGATCCAACAACTTACGAAAATTTTGGATTTAATGTTGTTGGAATTACGCTTGATTTAGAACAAACTACAAGTTTCTATTTTGGCACAGTATCAAAGTACCCAACACAGATTGCAGTTTATGTTGTGTCTAATTCAAATACAAGAGCAACAAGAATTTACAGCATAGATGATGTACCAACACAGACAAGTTTAACAAAAATTGAATCTATTGATTGGGTAAATAAGGTTGTAAATTTGACAGGTACACTAAGTGCAACTGAACAAATTTACTTTGAGGTTTATGATATTGGTGGAGGAAATCAACAGGTCAAAGGCACATCTGACACAACACCTATTAAACTTGACACTAAAAATAGTGTAAGTTATATAGATACAAACTACCCATATAAAGATGATGTTTATCTGTACCCATTAGTTTATATAAATGGAATTAAACAAGTAGTCAACGTTGATTATAAAATTGAACCTGACGCAACTAACAGAATAAAAATAGTATTCACTACAATAATTGACACTCTTACAGAGTATGTAAGCTATGCTTTATTTGGTCCTGCTTCAACTAACTACCAGTATTGTATGCCAGAAACACAGGTATTTCAATATACTAGTGGACCACAAACATTCACATTAACTAATTCAATGAGCGGAGCTAATCCTTCTAATGCAGTGGTTGAGGTAAATGGAATAAGAGCAAGAAATACTACTGATTATACTATAGTTGGTAGCACGTTAACTGTATTACCTGTAATTGCAGCAAACACTATAGTTAGTGTCACTTCATTTAATGACACAACTGATCAGTCTTTTGTAACACAGAGTTCTACTACAATAGAAGTAATACCAATTTACTATGTAAACACTCCTGCTACTCCGGTTATTATTACTACAGCGATTAACCCAAATTTTACTAATACAGATCAAGTATTGATAGACGGAGTTAAAAACATACCTGAAATTAACAACAACATATTTTATGTAAGAGTGTTACCTACATACGTAGAGAATGCTGTCACTTACTACCCATTTGAATTGTATCTTGATACTAATTTAAGTATTCCTGTAGTCGGTAACACATATGGAACATACTTTGTTAACGGAGCAGGATCAGGCGGATATATTTGGAAATATTCAAATACGATACAATTGACTCAGCCTGGATTTGACGTAACTGATGTTAATCGTCTGTTTGTACATATAAATGGTACTAGAGTTACTCCTGATAACTTAAGGATTAATCAACCAAACAATAGACTAAGTATTATGTCTCCTATAGCATTAGGAAATACTATTATTGTTACCAGTTATATGCCTTCGCCAACTCCAAATGAACTTTGGTATACATTATTAGTTAATAAGAAGGGCGAAATGACAATAGCCAACAGCAACCTTCAGAATAGAACGTGGTTAGTTGAACCGTTGTATCCTACTGACACTGAAATATCTGTCAAAGATGTATCAAAATTAGTTGATATAACCTATGAAAGAGTAAATGTATCCTATAATACCAGCACTGAAAAACTTTACTGCTTCTTAAATTATAATATTTTAGATATTGTCTTACTCACAGTATATAATATTACTACGGGGGCTGAATTGGCAAAAACTTCTTATTATTTAAATACAGTGAATTCTACAACAGAGGTAATATTTACAGCTGGAGTCGAAGATAATGATGAACTTGAGTTCACTCTAAGATTCGGAGACACTATAATTATAAACGGAGAGAAAATAGGATTTAGGGGCATTAATATTGAAGAAAATACTGTTACTAGTATAACCAGAGGTGCTGAGGGGACAGCGGTACTTCCGGTTCATGAGATATACTCAAATGCACTAAGTCTTTCTACTAAGGATATATTAGACTCATTCTATTACGACAAGGTTTGGAATAGTGACGATTATTCAGTTGACGGGGATCCATTACAAATAAGTGACTCTGTTCCTGCTAATTTCTTAAAAAGAGACTAAAAATAGAAGATAAATATATATTATGACTGAAAAAGACCAAATAGATTACAAAAAAGAAAAAAGTGAGCCTAAACCGGACGAAAACGCTGGGTTCATTTTTAGTTCAGCAATTAAGATTTTTGACCCAAAAACGTCAGAGGTACTAGTACAAAAAAGAGGCGACGATTGATGTCCACAATAAATTATCAATTAAAAATAGAAGGTTTTGTCAAAATTTCTGACCCTGTAACAGGGGAAATTTATGTAGACAAAAAGAACGCTATCCACTATGAAAATATGTCAGAATCCATAGCAGATACGTTGAGTAATAGGGGATACGGTGGTATTTTCAAAATGGCATTTGGTAACGGGGGTGCTAGCATTGACAGCACTGGAATTATCACTTACTTGCCACCTAATACTACGGGACAAAATGCAGCATTATACAATCAAACTTATGAGAAAATCGTAGATGACACCAGCGTACTTAACACTGACCCCGCTAGAAATAAGATGGTAGTATCCCACGTAATTGGTAAAGTTTATAGCGATATTGTGGTTCAATGTTTACTTGATTATGGTGAACCATCGGGACAATCAGCGTTCGATAATAGTACACAACTAGAATCAACCTATACATTTGATGAAATAGGATTACTAGCTGATTACGGAACCGACACTGCAGGAAACGATCAAACAAGACTTTTGCCTCACGTGATATTTCACCCGGTGCAAAAAAGTCTAAACAGGCAGATTCAAATAGATTATACTGTGCGTATTCAAAGTTTAACAAACCTTGTTACCATATAAGATAAATACTAAAATTAAAAATTGGAGTAAAACCACATGGCATATACAATTATTCGAAGCGACGGTACTGTACTTACTACTATTCAAGACGGTACTATCAATACTACTAGCTCATCGTTAGGACTTCCTGGACGGAACAAATCTAATTATGGTCAAGTTTTAGATACTAACTTTGTTAGGCAACTAGAAAACTATGCCGCAAGTTCTCCTCCTCCTAATCCTCTGAGGGGGCAATTATGGTTTAATACAAATACAAATACACTTTGTGTTTGTCCAGCTGACGGAACACTAGTCGCTAGTAATTGGATTACACTTACGTCAACAACTGCAGCAGGGAATGCTACGTTAGCTAACATAAATGCAACAGGAAACATTATAGCTAATAATATTACCTCTAATAATGCAATAATTGGTAATTCTATAACAGTGACCACAGCCAATGTTACTGGTAATTTATTTGCTGCTAATGCTAACTTGACAGTAGCATTAATTGGATCTGCCAATACAACTTCAATTACTACAGGTGGAACAGCAACAGTGGGCACGATAGTTGGTGCTTGGTCCGCACAAGGTAATTGGACTATGCAAAATGGTAATATTGCATGGACTTCTAACTCATTTGGTATCAAATGTGATAGGTATATGTATGCCAATGGTGCAACATTCAATCCTGCGGGTACATATACAAATGCGAATGTTTTTGATTACTTAACAGGTTCAAATGCTGTTACTCAATTTACAGGAAATATAGCTCCAAATAAAATTACAACTACAGAATTAGCAGGCGGCGGAAATATTACTGGTATTTGGCAATTAAGTCCTAGTGCAAGATTACAAGCAACATATGCTGACTTAGCAGAAAGATTTGAGTCAGATCAACCATATGATGCAGGCACTGTAGTTGAATTGGGCGGTATAGCAGAAATTACCGCAGTAGTTGACGAACTAAGTAATAACGTATTTGGTGTAATAAGTACAACTGCTGCTTACATGATGAATAGTGCTGCAGGAGATGATAACACACACCCAGCAGTTGCCATAAGTGGTAGAGTACCAGTTAAGGTAAAGGGTAAGGTTAAAAAGGGTGATCGTCTTGTTAGTGCAGGTAGCGGATATGCAAGAGCAGCAAAAGATGGAGAAGCTGGTTCATTCAATGTTATTGGTAGAAGCCTTACAACAAAAACATCAGACGGTGACGGTGAAGTTACAGCAATTGTTGTGATTAAGTAAGGAATTTATTATGACATATCAACAGTACGGTAGAATTGATGCATCGGACTACAATGGATTCGTTGGAGCAAATCCTACTTCAATGGCAAATACATTGAATGCAGTGCTTGCTACAGGTAATGGTAGATCAGGATTAGGCCAAACGTCTGTTTCTCAAGTGCAGGCTAACGATGCTAATACTAAAGTAACCAATGAACAATGGAATTTACTCATCAACAACATACAAAATTTAGCATCACACCAAGGAAGCACAATAACACCAATTTCAGTTACAGCAGATGGTCAATTAATTAGTGCGTATATGACCGGAACTACTCCGGCAACTTCAATCTTTGCTAATAATTTAAATACTATTTTTACAAATAGAAATAATGCAGCAGCGCAGGGATCTTCAAGCACTGATACTGAAGTATATGCATTGTCATGGAATAATAAATTAACTTTTACTCATGTCATTACATTTGAATCGGGAGATAAAGCTAGATATTTCTTTAATGCAGGCGGACAAATTGCTTTAAGTTTTTCACATCCTACAGGAACTAACATGAATAACTTATGGAATACTTTAGCTGCAGCATGTGGAACCATTACATTAAGTGCAGTGAATAGTGGCACTCAAACGATTGCAGGAATAGTATTTAATGGTGTTACTCGCACGGGTGGCTCTGGAACTCCATTTACATTAGAACCAAATAAAGGCTACTACGCACTCTCTACTACTGACGTTACTATATTTAAAATGCTAGCTACTGTAGGCCCTAGTGGATATCTTTCTAGTTTCATTGAGGTAAAAGCTAAAACAGATGGTACCCAAGGATTAAATGGTGATGTAGGTCGCACTATAACTTTAACTACTATTTGGGATTCTAGCCCTGATGGTGGCAACACTAATTTAGGTAGATCAGGTCCCAACTCTACAGTTACATGTGTTGTAAGAAACCCGAGCAGTTCATACTTATCACCTACTTGGGGTAATTTCACTGTTACCAGTTCTGTATCGGGTAGTTAATTTTTTTTGAGAGCGAATCTATATTCTAAATATTTTGATGAATATAGAAACTCTTGTCAAAGAAACCAAAGCCAAATTTGATCATAATTTGGCTAAGCATTATCTAAAAGAAAAACACACATCCAAACTAATATTTGCTGACCAAGGGGGACTTTGGAAAGCCGATCAACTACTACTGTCATTATTAGTTTCTGGAGCATCAAAACAATTTATTTTGTTAGATTTGAATGATAATCCAATCAAAGTAAACAGAGCCGAACTATTTCAAAAAGCACTTGATGTCTATTACGAAGTTATGGAAGCATGGTATCAAGAGTATGAAGAACTACGAAATAAACGATGAAAGGTGTTCTACTATTTGCGTTTAACACGCCCGACGTAGACTATGTTAAAATGGCTAGCATCACTGCTAAAAAAGTAAATTCTTTTTTAGATTTGCCCTGCACACTCATAACTGACTGTGAAACAAATTTAAAATTTGATAATGTACTTTATTTAGAACGTGATGCTTCTAACTATAAACGGCAAAAAGTATGGAATAATAAAGGTAGGTACAATGCATATGATCTTTCTCCGTATGATGAAACTATAATACTTGATGTTGACTATGTTTTAAATTCAAATAAATTAACACAAGTCTTTGATTTTTATGATGATTTCTGCGTTCATAACTCAAGTGGTTATCTAATGTATCCTAACATTGAGCAGGAGAAATTAGGGCAACATAGTTTTAATACTCTTTGGGCAACGGTTTTGTTTTTTAAAAAAACAGAACGAGTTAAATTACTTTTTGACTGTGTAAAAATGGTGCAAGAGAACTATGATCATTATGTAGATTTACATGGTATGTGGTCAGACACATTTAGAAATGATCATGCTTTTGCAATTGCTAACAGAATACTTAATGGTCATTTAGAGGATAAAAGTAATTATATACCTTGGAATTTATTACATATTGGTGAAAAAACATATGTTGAAAAACTATCAGAAACTAACTATAAAGTAATCCTAAAAGAAGATAAATCGAAATACATTTTAATTAAAGATATTGATTTTCATATGTTAAACAAAGACAATTTTATAGAGATGTTCGATGAATAAAGGTTTCATAGTCATTGCACAAAACACCGACACGGTAAATTATATTCATTGTGCCGAAATGCTGGCATTAAGTTTAAAAAATGTAATGCCTAACGCAAACATATCTCTAATTTCGGATGACATTGAATGTAGTAAATATTTTGATTATGTAATTGCACTTCCGTATGGTGATTTAGCTAAAGACTCAGAATGGAAGTTAATCAATGATTGGCAAGTATACGAGGCTAGTCCTTATGATTACACAATTAAGTTAGAAGCAGATATGTATATACCAGTTAATATTGATTATTGGTGGGATGTGCTAAAAGAAAGAGAAGTTGTTATTAGTTCTAATATACGAGATTATAGAAATAATATAGCTGACAATAACTTTTATAGAAATTTTATTTACAATAATAATTTACCAAATGTTTATAACGCTATCACTTATTTTAAAAAGGGTAAATTTGCAAATAACTTCTTTGACACTGTGAGACTTTGTTTTGAAAATTGGGAATCCTTAAAATCGATATTGAAGTGTAATGTTGATGAGCAAGCGACCACGGATTGGGTATATGCTATATCGTGTATGATACACGGTATAGAAAACACTACTTTACCAAACTTTGATGCGTTTAGTATGATTCATATGAAACAATATATTAATGACTTAATCTGTGAAGATTGGACTGATGAATTAATATATGAAATCAATAAAAATTGTTTACGTGTAAACACTTTTCCACAATTATATCCTTTTCACTATCATGTTAAGAACTTTTCATGTAAAATTGCAAATGAACTTACCTGAATTTAGACTATACTACGATGAGAATGGTAAAGTGTTATTCTACACTTGCGACAAACCTGAGGGTAATTACCTTGTTATAGATGCTGACATATATTTTCAATCTAGGTTTGATATTAAAATTATAGAGGGAAAGATAACAAAACTTTATGATAAGATGCTAATAGCAAAATTAACACCGTCTGATTTAGGCACATCTTGTTATTTTGATGATGTTAGTATTATATATAATGATGAGAAATCAAAAAAATGGAGTTTAAAAACAAATGAACGTTGATATAGCAGATTTGGACTGTATCTATCTAAGTTATGATGAACCACAAAAAGAAGAATTTTGGGTTAAAATTAAAAACATGATACCATGGGCAAGACGAGTTGATGGAGTAAAAGGTAGTGATGCAGCACATAAAGCTGCTGCTGAGGAATCTGACACTGAAAGATTTATATTAATCGATGGAGATAATCTCCCAGACTTTGATTTTTTTAATTTGACATTAGATTTTACGGATAAAGATGAAAGTTATCAACAAGCACAATATCGTTGGAGAGCTAGAAATATTATTAATGGATTACAATATGGCAATGGTGGCATAAGCAGTTGGACTAAAACTTATGTGGAGAATATGAGAACACATGAAGCCAGTGATGGTAATAATGTCACTACCGTTGATTTTTGTTTAGACTATGCAAATAGTTTATATTGGAGTATGTATGACTGCTACAGTACCACTTATCCTAATCATTCTCCTTTTCAGGCATGGCGTGCAGGATTCCGTGAAGGCGTAAAAATGTGTTTAGTAAAAGGAGAAAAGCCAGATGTAGATACATTTAAACAAAGCGTTGCTAGTAGAAATTTGGATAACCTCACAATTTGGCACAATGTAGGATCAGACGTTCAAAATGGATTATGGGCAATATATGGAGCACGATTAGGAACATATATGACTATGTTAACTGATTGGAATGCAAATGAAGTTCAATGGTTTGATAATTTTGAAAGTTTATGGGAAGAACATAAAGAGGTTGTTCTTCAGGATGAAATTGAAAAGATAGGCATGCTGTTAGAAACCAAATTAGGCTTGCCTATGTGTAGATTAAGTATTGAACAAAGCAAATTCTTTAAGCGACACTATAATACTAACAGACACAATTTAGGTCCCCTTGTAAAAGAAATCGATGTTATTCGTCAACTAGAGGGTTGGTAAGATTGAATAGCGTTAAAGATTTCTTCAGGTAAAATGTCATTCATTGTAGGAACAAAACTTGCACTTTGTATTTCATTT